GTTGCAAATGACATTATGAAGCTAAACGCTGAGGCCCTTGCGGGTGGCGATCCGACTACTAACCTATTTCCAGTAGGTACAACCTCGACAGGATATAATGCTTCTGGTGAAGGATCGATAACTGCCGTGCGTGAGTTTGACATTCAATTGATTGCGCCCACAAACCAGTACGTCAAGCAGTTTCCGTTAGGACGCGAGCCCGTGATTCAAGTGTCTAAGTTTGCCCGTATTCGCGTCAAGGCGGGAACGGCTGTGAATGCTTACGCTTATATGGTTGTCGAAGTGTAATTGACAATAAGAAACTAACCCCATTGCGGTCACGGTCTGCTGATCGTGGCCGCTTAAATTAAAGGTTGAGCAATGATTGAGGTCGGCATGTTCGTTATAGCGGGTGATTGGGACTCTGCTCCTACGCCGGAAGGAAAGTTACGTATTGTCATGCCGCCGCTCGGTCACTGCTACGGCGCGGGCTGGGACAGTACGACAAAAGCCGCACTGCTCGCACTGCCTCAGTACGTCAAACCCGGAATGTCATTCCTCGAGCTCGGCGCTGGATCGTGCATTCTCTCGATCGCTGCCGAGAGGCTCGGAGCTAGCCCTGTCTACGCAACTGAATTGAATCCTGAAGCTCTCACAGCCGGACGACAAGTGCTCGCCGCGAATCACTCTCAAGTGCGACTGATCGAGGGAACGTTCATTAATGAACATGTCGATGTTGCGGTAGTTAGCATCTCGACAAAGTTTGCACAGGAGAACCTGGAAAGGATCAACGCGAATATGATTCTCGTGGTCCATGACGATGCTAGCGTAGAGGTGATAAATGGCGGTACGTGAACAGCTCTGGAGCCCTGACACTTGTGGATGCAGTGTCAGGGAAAGATGGAACGACGCGACTTCAAATGAAGCTCGTCAGCACTTTTTTCACTCGATTGAGCGAGCCTGCCCTGCGCATCAGCACCTTTCCGGCGAAGCTGTCTACCGTCAGGTGATGAACGAGAATCGACGTAAGAACACGCTCGCGGTAATCGCTAAACAAGTTAGGCCACAGTTCGATCATGCGGATTATCAGTGGTCCTTCGATGAACAGCGTCGCTTAGTTGTGAAGATTACTGGATTCACTCAAGCCCATCTCAAATCACTCAAAGACTCCGCCGACATCCAGTTCGGCCCTGGTCTTGTAGTCTTGGAATAAACCCTCTAACCCGCTAAAGGAGAAATGATGAAATTACTTCTACTAATCACTTTACTAAGTCTCAGCTTCACCCCCTCGCTGCAAAAGTGCGTCTCTGTCGGTATCAGTGAAACGCCTAACCCTGCCACGGTAGGCCAGACGATCCAAGTCACCGGACATTTTACCAACTGTAGCAACAGCGGCATGAACAGCGTCAACGTACAGATGATGGTGGTCAATCCCTGCCTTCCCGGTGGGCCAACCAACGGCCCCGGTTCAGAAGATCTACTCTACACTTATATTGACATCCCTGCGCATCAGACCATCGACATCACCGCCAGCTATACCATTCCATGCAACGACTCTACCGGACAGTGGCAGGCAAAGGCTTCAATCCGGCCTCGCGGAAACACGAATAACATAATCTCCACGACCAACTTCACCGTGACACCATAACTAGATGACCGCATGGATCTACACCTTCGGAGCTGCGGCGGGAGCCGTTTCCAACCAGGGCACGACTCGCTGGCTCCCGATTGCGGGTGGGTGTAATGTCCAGTCTGCCGAAGACGGCAGGATAAGCCTCCGCGTTCTTGACTCCCTCACCGCGTCAAATCTCTGGTGTCGCGTCACCGCAAACAACGGCACTCAGACGCTTACCAGTCGGATCAGTGGCGCAAATGGTGCTCAGAGCGTCTCAATCACCGGCACAGGTACGTTTGAAGATACTACCCATACAGATTCCTTGTTAGCGGCTGACGACTTTGATGTGCAAATCGTCGTCGGTGCAACTCACACCAACACCGTCACCCTCTCAGCGGTTTCGTGTTTGTTAGATGACGGCGGGGCGAATGTCCCGATCCTGCTGGCAGCGTTCAGCGCAGGCACGGCCCCGGTTAGTTCTACTAACTATGTTTGCCCGGTTGGCGACAGTGCTCCCGATAACGCGACGGAGGCGAACGCGCAGTATACGTTTCGCGCCACCGCAACTCTTTCTAATCTCCGCGTCTTCTGCAACTCCAATACCTCACAGACTTACACGATCAAAACTCGCATCAACGGCGCAGATGGAACTCAAGTAATCTCCTACACCTCAGGCCAGACAGGCGCGAAAACTGACGCGACTCACTCAGATTCAGTCAGCGCCGGAGATAAGGTTTGTTACTCGGTACTTGGAGGCACGGGCAGCGGGGCTTTGGGTAGCTTCCAAATTAAATCCGCGTCCAGTGGATTTCAGATCGGCATTGGCATGCCGGGAACAGGCATAGTCTCACAAGGCGCGAGCACAAGTAACTTCATCCCTCTCTCTGGCAGCGTCAACCCGACTCCTGTAACCACGACCGAAGCTAACGCCCAGGTAAAAGCTCGCGCGGCTCAGATCATCTCGAAGCTGTTCACAAACATCAAGACAAACACTCGCTCAGATGCGACTACGATTGACTTTCGAGTAGGTGGAGCTTCGTCCGCGCTTACTGTGAGCATTGGCGCGAGCACGACGGGCATTGTTGAAGATCTCACCCATTCTGTAACGTTAGCCACCACGGATCTAATCAACTTTCGCATTCTCACGGGCGGCGGTACGGGAACGATTACGCCCTCGGTGATTGGGATACAGCAAGGAACAGTTACGGCATCAGTAGTAATTCCGAATCGGATATATATTAAGTCTCAAGCAGTTAACCGGAGCAGCACGTACTAAATGAGACTCGGACGCTCACAACCATTTAAGCCTTTCATTTCGAAAGGACCTCCGTCTCCAAATGTCACGGTTGCGCTCTCCGGTGTTTCTGCGACATCAGCTATCGGTAGTCTGGTTGTTGGTCTTAGTCTCGCGCTCTCCGGGACTTCCGCAACGGCGAACGCGGGAACGCTCACGCCTAACAATTCTGTTGCGATTACCGCTAACGCAGCGGTCGCTTCGGTTGACTCTCTTAGTCCGAACAATTCAATAGCAATTAGCGGGAATGCGGTATCAAGCAGTGTTGGCACGCTCACACCTAACAACACTTTAGCTCTTAGTGGAAATGAAGCCAGCACAGGCGCCGACAGCCTCTCCCCTAAGTCGTCGGCTGCGATTAGTGGAAACGAGTCAACTTCAAGTGTAGGTTCGCTTGATTTCACCAAGAGCGGACTGCTCGAGATCTCCGGCGTCGAGACCTCCGCAAGCACGGGTTCACTAACTCCGAACACGTCAGTTGGCCTAACAAGCAATTCTGCACTGGCGGGCACTGGTTCTGTCACTCCGTCAGCCGATCTTTCGGTATCAGGAAATGAAGCATCTGGAGTGGCCGACACCCTATCTCCTTTGCTCTCTGTTGAGATGGTCGGCAATGACGCCACCTCGGCGGTTGGCGATGTGGCGTTTGCTACAGGCGATGTAGATCGTGCTCTTACGGGCGTTTCCGCGACGAGTGCGATTGATTCACTTGCCGTAAACATCGCGATCGCGCTTACGCCTGAAACCGCTACCGGAGAAGTTGGCACTGTCGAATTTACTGAAAGCGGCACGGCTGATCTGTCTGGTGAAGAAGCTACAGTAGAAGCCGGAAACGTTACGCCTTCCGTGGCTATTCCTATTACTGGGACTGACTCCCTCGCATCTGTTGGGGACCTTGGCTTTACAAAATCTGGTTCGTTAACACTTTCAGGAAGTGAATCTCTCAGCGATGTCGGCACTTTAACCATTTCGGCTGATGTTGCATTAAGTGGAGTCGAAACCTCATCGAGCGTCGGGGATCTTAGTTTTACCAAGACTGGACAGGTGCAACTTTCTGGAGTAAGCGGATCTGCGTCAACTGAGGATGTCTTAGTTGATAGATTGTCTGGTCTATCGGAAGTCTCCGCAACAAGTTCTGTTAACGGTGTGTCACTGAATACTTCTTTGGCCCTCAGTGGCGAGGCCGCAACTGCAAGTAGCGAGAATCTCACCGTCTCAATCACAAGAGAACTATCAAGTAATGAAGCGAGTGCGAGCGTCGGATCTGTATCTGCTTCATCTCCCGGCAGTGCCGTACTCTCAGGTATTGAAGCTACAGGTCAAGCGGGATCGCTGGGGCTTACAAAGTCCGGCTCACTTGAACTAAGCGGTGCTGAGGCTACGTCTCACGTAGATAGTGTTTCACCAAATCTCACAATCACGCTTTCAGGTAACACAACAATCGGACAAGTAGGGACTCTCACTTATACTAAGTCCGGCGAAGTATCAATCTCGGGTCTTCAGGCCAGTGCCCAAGTAGGTTCTGTTTCTCACTTATCCCTACTGCCTATCTCGAGTGTTGACAGCACATCTGCTTCTGGAGAGCTCAGTGCTCAATATCGCATTGCAATTACAGGCAATCAGCCCTCATCTGCGGTTGGCTCTCTCATCGGCTCAAACGAAGTTGCACTAACTGGAACCTCAATTACTGGAACCGCGGGTCCAATAACCTTCACGCCCAACGATGTTGCGCTACTATTGTCAGGCGTAGAAGTAAGCGGTAGAGTAGGAAATGTTTACCATTTGCACGTCCGAGAGTTCGTCAAAGTATTTGGCGAGACCCGTACAATCACAGTGAGCAGTGAACAGCGCCGGCAACGAATTGATCGAGAGGCCACGCGGGTAACTAAAGTTGACGGCGAGCACGGAATGATTGAAATCGCGTTTGAGGATCGGAGTCTTTAGTGTTCACAAAAGAACCTACAGAAGTCTTAGATTATCAAATCGACTGGTCCGACTGGCTGGGCGCTCTCACTATTAGTTCCTCTTCTTGGTCTGTTCCTTCCGGTATTACAAAAGTTACCGACGACAAGACAGCCACGTCAACCCTAATAAGACTGTCAGGTGGAACGTGGGGCGAGTTCTATGAGCTATCAAATACCATCACAGCGGGAAGTGAATCAGAAACGCGATCACTTCTGATACGGATTCAGCGTTCTGTTGGCTATTGTTCTCCGATCGAAGTAAGACGCCGCGCGCAGGGAGGGGCGGGCGCAGGCGGTTCCGCAACGATCAACGTGCTCACTCCCGCAGAACTAGAAGCGTTAATAGAACAAGCCTCGCGCATGTTCGATCTGGAGTGCGGCGTACCTGAGCGATACTTCAATCCGGTTGAGATTCCGGTTGCTACAACGAAGACGATCTACGGCGACGGTAGTAATTACTTGCAACTCCCGCCGTATTTGCCGGGAACCTTAAGCATTTCTGTGCCAAGTGACTTCACGATGCCCACTTACGTAGAGCAGAACGGCTATCTAGTGCTGACAACTGAGGGAGGCTTGGTCCCTCCGTTTCATGTCTCCAGTTTTGCCAGCTACGCGTGGCCGGGATGGTGGTCAGGAGTAGCGATTACCGTGTCCGCTGTTTGGGGCTGGCGCGAGACGCCGATGGACGTTAAGGCCGCAGTAATTGAGTGGGTGCTGAATCTTTGGCGTGAATCAGACCCCGCAACAGTCAAGCTTGTTAACCTCGAGGGTCAGCCATTAAGGGAGTCAATTCCGCCGAGAGTGAACCTCGTAGCTCGGAAGTGGCGGGGTAAGGTTGGAGGGCCAGCGTTCGTCTAAATGCTGAAGTTCACGGCTCAAATCGGAAACGACGTGATCATTGACCGCGCCTTCAATCGCGTCGAGCAGGAGATTACGGATTTTCGAAACTTTTGGCCGGGAATCATTACAACGTTCTACGATGTGGAGACTGAGCAGTTTTTGACAGAGGGCGCAAGCGGAGCCTCAGGACGGTGGACGCCGTTGAGCCCTGCATACAAACTGTTTAAGGAACGCGAATGGCCTGGTAAGACCATACTGAGAAGAGAAGACGCACTTTATGAGTCAATGACAGGGCCTGACGCATTGGATTCAGTTCTCAGGCCAGAAAGGGATGAGCTATTGATAGGATCGTCGCTTCCCTATGCCCTCTTTCATCAGGGGCTGCGTCCGGTTATCTCATTCACTGAGAATACAGTTCGCAGGTTTATGAAAAGCATTCAAGAACGCTTGGTGGATTTCGTCCGAGGCACCGGACTGGAAGTGCAAGGAAGGGCGGCATAGGTGGCAGCTAACCCTAAATACTTTGCAGTTCAGGAAGAGGGCGTAATTGACAACGCCCTTTTTATCATTGAACGCGACTTTAAGCTGATCCTGGATGAGTTCAATCCAATTGAAGCCCTACTCTCCCCTGATGACCCGCAGTACATGGAAGACTTTCAGGAGCGGGCACTGGGACAGATCCAAAAGCTCGTCTTTCCCACTCTGGCTATTGGGCCAAATCGGAACGCAGCCACGGAATCAGACGCGAGTGATCGACTCCACCAGGCAGTAAGATTCGATATCTACATTGGCGTCACTGCGGATTCAGCTCCGAATGTGACTCGTAAGTTAATGAAATATATGGCAGCTTTGGATGCTACGCTCCGCTCAGCTAAAAAATCTGATTGGAAACGAAACATGAGTGCTATAATCTTCGGCATTGTTTTGGAGTTAGAGCACGTTTACGGTTCCATCCGCGAACGCGAGTCAGTTTATTATCGAGACGCCTTGATGCAAGTCACGCTTGTATTCAATGAGCAGTAGTCTTGAAAACCATCTAGCGGTCTAAGAAACGCTCAGACGTTTACCTGCCCGCCCTTTCTCTTTAACTGGAGGAAGTGGCGGGCTTTCTTTTTGCAAAGGAGATCCTCCAATGGCTGGTACAGCAGACAACTACGTGGTCGAGGCGGTATTGATTGGGCCGTGCAAGATTTACGCCGACTTAGGTACGGGCTCCGGTCAGTGGGACGGAGCTCCAGACGTGCGGCTTATCCTTGCTGCTGACGGCTCTCCTGATGCTACCCAAAACCCTAACGCGCGACATGTTGGCTGGACTCAGGATGGGGCTGAGTGGCGCGTTGCGCCGAACGTTCTGAACTTCACTCCTGATGAGTCGCAGGAACCCGTAATCTCGCGCGTCCAGGCAGAGGAGAAAGTAATTTCCGGTCAGGCTTGGCAAGTCGGTGATATGGATCTGGCTGAGATCCTTATGCCCACCGCAACACGGAGTGACGTAATGGGATCTAAGGGGCTGACGTTCGGCGGTGCGAGCGCCCTGACCTATACGTCAGTTGCCGTGATTGCTCCGCTCGAAGGTGATCCCACGAGGTTTGCGGTTTTCCATCTCTATAAGGCTTTTAACAATGCCGGACTGGCAGCACAATTAACCTCCAAAAAACCAACGGCCTCAGCGTTCGCGTTTCAGGGCAATGCGATCGGGACGCGGGCGGCAGGGGACAGGGCTGGCCGTTATTTCATCACTAACGCGGGAGCGCAATCGTAATGAAGAACACGTGGGCTAAGCGTATCCCGAAAGAATACACGTGCAAGTCCGGCAATGAAGTTATGGTGCAGCGCCCGAGTCCCAGCTTGGCGTTGAAGTCTCAAAGGTTTCTCCCGATCCTGCAAAAGATTGGCGGGCCGGATGGAAAGGCTAACCCCGACGAGCAGATTGCCGCCATTCTGGGATTGCCTGATGAGGAGCTCGAAAGGTTAACGGACTACGCGGAGATCGTATTGGCCGATGCCGTAGCCAGCCCTTCGCTAAACCTGAAGCCCAAACCGGATCAGTTAAGCCCTAACGATTTACCTCTTGGGGACTTCTGGGAACTATTTGTTTATATCAGTCAAGGATGTCCGCAGATTCCCGTAAAGACAAAGGACGGTGAGACGAGCATTCATGCCGTCACGAACTTTCCTGGAGAACAAGCAGGAGATCTTGGCGTTAGCACGGACAGCGAAAGCGTCCAGTGATCGATGTTCTTACCTGATAGGGATCATTGATGAGACTGTTGCGTTAGCTTTTGATATGAGGTGCAACGAGATTCTCACTGAGTGGGAAATGGAATCAGAGACCACGCGGATTGACAACGCAGTTGCGGGAGTTTTTGGTGAGTCGGCTAAATCTGCACCCGCGAGGACTGGACCTATAGTTCTAAATGCACAAGTTCACACTTGAGACGAGGGGCGAAGTTTCGGTCCTGATCTGTAGTCACTGCAAGCGCCCCTTTGCTGATATTGAAAATGGGCAAGTACGATTCAAGTCAAAGCACGGATCAAGTGAACATGAAAATCTATTAACGATTGATCATTTGCGAATGCTGGCGGTGGCTATGTACACCCAACTACACCCGCCGCGTCCGCCTGAGAGTTGGTAGACAATTTAATTAGCGATGCCTTGCGCGTCCTTCGTGATTGAAGGGCGCGCTTCATTTTATGTCATCGAACGAGCAGTCACTATTACTGAGAATTCGTGGAGACGCCTCGGGCGGTAAGGCTGCGGTAGCAGAGACTCGCGCGGCAGTAGCCCAACTGCGTCAATCTATCGGCCCCGAACTAACTCAAACAGTCACTGCAACCAATAAAGCATTCAGCGATATCGGAGACAACCTGAATGTCTTTGTAAGCCAACGTCTCCCCCTGGTTGGCGGTGCCTTCCTGCGTGTTACTGAGAACATCAGCGGACTAGGTAAAGAGACCAAAAAACAAGAAGCAGCGATTAAAAAAGTCGCTGATTCGATCACTGGTCTCTCTACCGCTACAGGCAAATCCGTTCCGTCGATAACGACGTTCCTGACGACCTTCGCAAAGATCGAAGGCCAGGCAAATCGTGATGCGGCAGCCGTTAAGTTCTTCGGCGCCGAAGTGTTGGCGAACAACGCGAAGATAATCCCATCGGCTGAGAAGGCGGCGGAAAGTATGGCAAAGCTGGCCGTCTCAACAGAGCAAGTGGCCGTTGGAGCAGGCGCGGTGGCGTTGCCTGTTGGCATTGCCGTGGCTGCGATTCTGGCAATGGCGGCTGGAGCAGCCTTTGCGGCTCGTGAAATCTTCCAGTTAACAAAGAATGCGGCAGAGTTCCAAGGGCGGATGTTTGACCTCGCGCAGCAGACCGGCTTAGCTGTTGAGACGCTATCAGCACTGGAGATTCAGGCAAAGAAGACGGGAGGGGAAATTGGCGGTAGTGTCTTGCAGTCTGTCGTGGCTTTTCAACGCAAGCTTGACGATGCACAAGATCCGCTAAGCAAGACCGGAGAGTTATTCCGCAAGTTCAATATTGAGACCTCCGATACTGAGAGCGCGCTCCGCTCTGCCTTTGCCGCGCTCGCTGCCATGCCGGAAGGGTTTGAACAAACCAACGCGGCGGCTGAACTATTTGGCGCTCGAGGCGGCAAGCAAATCCTCGCTATTCTCAAAGAGACTAACGGCGATCTTGATGGTGCAATCAACCGCTTCCGTGAAATGGGAATTCTCATTTCTACTGATGCCGCTCGCGCTGCCGACAAGTTCAACGATGAGCTGGCCCTACTCGACTTCCAACTCCGTGCCGCTGGAGCGGTAGCCGCCGAAGAACTTATCCCCGCTTTCATTGACATCATTCGCGTCACTGGGGATATGGTGCGCGACCTGGGGCCGCTACTCAAAGCTTTCAGCAACCTTGCAGGTCCAGTCGTGCGCAGTGTCGGAGAGGGAATGAAGGGGCTCGGGATTGTCGTTAGTTTTCTTACCCGCGACTACAAAGCGTTGGCGGAGGCGATTAAAGAAGCCAACGAACAGGCCACGATATTCAAAGACATTAATCCACAGGCTATCCCGTCGATTAACGTTCCCGCTCAAACTCCGATTGCGCTTCCCACAACTACGCCGTTAGGTTCGGCAAGAGACGCAGCCCAAGCTGCCGATGCCGTCACGGCAATAGTCAAACGATCAGCCGCAGAGCAGAAGCAGGCGCTCAATGAACTATTTGAGCGTGGCCGCATCAACCGCGAACAGGAAGCGGAAAGCGTCATCTCGAGTAATAAGAAGGTACTCGAAGCGGATAGGACGCGCATTCAGGCGCAATTAGATCTCCAAGAACAGCAGATTAAAACCACTCAGAGTCGGACTGACATATCTGAGTCGGAAAAAGTTGACATCATTCGCAAGTCCGGCGAAGAGGTTCAAAAACTTCAGCAACAACAACTCGACGCTGAATCACTTTTCACAACAACCGCGCGTGAGATTCGGGCGAAGGCGGCAAAAGAGCGAGCGGACTCCCTTAGGAACGAGGAGAAGAATACTACTGACATTCTGGTAGGTGAGTTTGACCGACAGATCAAGACGATCGAGGCTCAAATCCAACGAGGCACAACCGTAGAGACGGATGGGCTCACGATCATCGAACAGCTTGAGCGGGCCAAGATCGATGCGCGGCGCGAGTCTTTAGAACAGCAGAAACGAATTGGCTTCCTCACAATTCAAAACCAACAGGACATCAACAACGAGATTCAAAAGCTCAATCAGGAAGCAGATCGACTCGAAGACGAGCAGCGAGCTCGACGATTGCAGCGTGATAAGGAGGCATCTCAGCGAACAAGGGAAATCAAGCTTGGCGAGATTGAAACCACGCTGGAACTGCAACGCATTGCGGGCGAACGCACCATATCCGCGATTGAAGCACAGGCACGGCTCAGGGTTAAGACTGAAGAGGACGCAGCACGGGAGATTCTACGAATCAGACTAGACCTCATCGATCAGGAGATCGCGGCTACTGAAGCGAGACTTAAGGCGGCGGGTTCAATCGTCAATGTGAACGAGCGCTTGAAAGCCGAAGCAGAATTAAACAATCAGCTAAGGATTCTTCGCGCACAGCGAGTAACCATTGAAGACGAAGGCAATCGCGCCGTTGAAGATGGCAGGCAACAAGATCTTGAAAACGCGCGGGAGTACGCGAGAGAACTGGAAGAAGTTGAAAGGCGAATTGTTGATATCCAGCGGGACATAGACCATGAAGTTATCACCCTTATGCGCCTGCACTTCGAGTCCCGTAAGGCAATCATTAACGCTCAGTTGCGGCTTGATTTAGCAGATGCAGCCATGCGACATGAAACATTACGGGAATCAATAAAAGAAGATCAACGGGCAAACGATACGCAGATCCGAATTCTCACCAGCCGCTTGGCGACGTTAAAAGTCGCGGGAAAAGAGACTAGCGCGGAATACCAAAAGGCCGTAGATGATCTTGCGGCGGCGAACGCAAAGAAACTGTCACTGCACGCAGAGGAAGAGGCGGAACTAACACGCTCTGAAAAAGAAAAAGAACGAATCTTAAGAGAGGCGCGACTGGCTGCGAAGGAAGCAGATCCGATCGGGCGAATCAGCCTTGATTTGGACAATCTGAAGGAGTTTGCGCGTGTTTTGGAAGATACAATCGTTCCGCTCGGTGAAATCCTTACTCATACATTCCAACAATTTGCGGACGCGATAGGCCAGACCGTTTCGAATTGGGTTTTGTTGGGCGAGACAGGTCCAGCCGTGATGCGGAAGATTCTCGCGCAGGCTCTCGCTTCGATAGCGGCGGAAGCGGCGGTCAATGCTATCAAGGAACTCGCGCTCGGATTTGCAACTCTCTTCTTTAATCCGGCTGAATCTGCGGCCCACTTCACCTCAGCCGCACTTTGGGGTTCTATTGCCGGAGCTGCCGCGATAGCGGGGCGCGCAGTCGCAGGAGATCTGTTCAAGCCAAAGAACACTGGCTTGGGTTCAGGCAGCAGTGAGCGGCAAGGATCGAATCAATTAGATCCCACAACGCTGAACAGAAACCAGCCGCAGCCAATACGAATTGTTGTTGTCGTGCAGCCAGACGGTACGCGATTTGCGCAAGCGGTGACGGCGCATATTCTGGAGGACGGGCGCAATGGTGGACCGATTAGGCAATTCAATCTGGATGATCAGGTAATCTAATGGCCACTTATCCCACACCCTTACATAGCGCGAGTTACGACACGGGTCCGATCTATTTAAAGTATCTTAAAGTGCGAAAAGACTGGGCCGCGATAACTCTGATCTCCACTTTTGAAGATGGCGGGATTGACACGAACACGTCAGCCGATAATGTTTTACAAGAGTACCTGCTGGAGTATGACGGACTGTCAGACGAAGACGCGAATATCCTCGATCAGTTCTGGGACGCGCATGGTCTAAATGTGACCTTCGATTTCTACGAACCTCGTGATCATCCGTGGACTTTTCAGGAGGGCAATCTGGTTACAGGCTGTCGCTTCATCAGCTTTGATCGAGATCACGGTAATGTAAACGGCGTTAAGTTCATACAAAAACGAACTGTACGAATTGGGAAATATCCAAGTTAGTTATGTTTGACGTATCCGATTTCCTCTTAGACCATCTACGCTCGCGCTCGCGCAAGTTGATCTATGTCTTCGAGATCTACTTGTGGGATTACGAACCTTTCCCGGAGCCCGAGAGCGGGAATCTGTCCTACGATCCTCGCCATGCAGTGAAGCGCTGGGCCGGCCAGAACATATCATTTGACCTCGATGGCGATACGGTGACATATGAGCGGCAAGTGCTCAACGTCCCTTCGATCAACAAGTACATTGGGAAGAAGTTTGACGACGCCTCGCTTGGTCTATCGAACGTAGATCGAACCGTAGCCGCCTTCGTCTTACAGTCGGTTGCGTTTGGTAAGACAATCCAGGGCCACAGGCTCATCGTCAGAGTAATTCCTCGCAACGCTCCGAGCGGAAGTGGCGCAAGTTGTTTCGGGCATTCGATGATTCTCTATGTAGGACGGGTGAATAAGCCTGACAGTTTCAATCGCAGCTCAGGCCAGGTCTCGGCGACTCAGGACCTTGGTACAACCGTTCAGCAAATCCCGCCTAAACCTTTTCAGCCCTCTTGCCCTTTGCCATTCAAGGGACCGGATTGCCTCGGATCAGAAACTCTGGCGCAAAAGTCTCCTACCTATCAAGCCGCAAAGACCTGTAACAAGTCATTTGGTCAATGTACTGAATACGCAAATACTGAATTCTTTCAAGGTCTACGCATTGTCCAGATTGAATCCAGCTTCATCCACAAGAGCAATGAGAGCTTTTTCAAGAAGGTTCTTAATATCCTCCCCGGCATCAGTCGCAAGGTAACGGTGGTCGGAGACTCAATTCACGATGGAGGGGTGTACGGCAAGCCTATCCCGATCATTCTCGGACGCTGGAAGATGAACCTGTTAACGCTTCAGTTTCGGGACATCGGCACCTCACTTAACTTTAAGGTGGCTGCTTGCCGCGGGCCGATCCGCGATTTCCTGAACATTACAAATGAGTCGGTTGGTTTTACTCAACCGCTCGGAGTTACTAAACACTTAGGTGAATATGGTGGGGTAGGAACACAAACTGCGGACACAGTGTTTCCCGATCACTCTTTCCATTCACGACTTGCTTACATCACAGGTTTCTGTAACGGCTCGGATATAGCTACCGAGGAGGCGGCGCCGCAGATTTCTTCGATGATCGCAGGGCAGAAGATGCGCCTTGCCTTTGGGACCGTGAATAACGGCACGGCTTCAGTCTCCAGTGTGTTTGCTGGCTATGGCACAGGTGGAGACGGATTCAATTCCTGGGGTGATAATCCCGTGGACCAAGCGCGATTTATCATCACTGATCCATCAATTCTCAACTTACCCGCTTCGCACATTGCCGATCGGGCTACAGTTAGAACGGCGTCCTACTGTCTAGGGCCAATCAAAGACGTGACTAATGCGGAGCGGGCGATCTTTCCTGCGAGTGAGGTGGGCAAGGCGGGAGTTAATTACAAGCGCTACCAGTCAACGGGCGTAATCAGTGGGCTAAGTTTTCACTATAACGACGGAGCCAACTTTCTCTCACCGCCACAGAAACCGGGAGGAGTGTATCTGCGGGAGGCTATATACGAGTTCGATGATGGTTCGATTGAGGACGGCTCTGCGTCATTAGAGCTGAAGGTGGTTTATCGTAAGCGCTATACCTCCAATATCGTCATCAGCGAGCCTAAAAAGGCGATAGACTTTCTCTATGACACCCTATTTCCTGCCGGCCGATTGTTTCTTCGTTGGGACTGGTTGGGCCGACTGGCGATTGACTCCGAGCGTCCCGCTGATCACTCCTACCTCCGCGCGAACGTGAGCGCAGGAGCGACCTCGATTCCCGTTCGTGATGTGTTCCCGTGGAAGCCGTTGGAATTCATTCTAAATGAGCCAGATCCACTGCGAGGCAAGGTGCTGATTGGCGCACATAAACTTCATTCAGAAGTACGGACAATCGCCTCTGCCAGCTACTCAGCCGATGGTGACGCGATCACAATTGACGCCAGCGCGACAGGTGGATTATCCGTAACAGTGTCCGGGCCGACACTCACAGGCGGCTCTCCTACCACTCCATCAACAGGAACAATAACGATCCTCGGTACGCCTTCTATCGGCGACACTGTGACAGTGATTATCGACGGGTATGAAATCTCTCTCACCGTGGAAGGCCCAGACACTAACTCCGCCATCCCTGATGCATTAATCTTTGGGCGACGAATGCAATACGCAATCAACGCTGAGCCCGGATTGAATGAGTACGTCGAGTGCGGATTAGGATCGGCAATTGACGTCGAGTTGTTCATCACCTCAAAGTACGGCGTCCTGAACTTCACTCCTGCACTTGAAGAGGAGCACCTTGCTGAGATTGCTGATCCAGCGGTTAATCCAACAGTTACCGCGTCGAGCGGCGCACTCGCGGCGGGAGCCTACCTCGTCGCCTACGCTTATCGCAACGCGAATGGTAATACAAATCTGAGCCCGATCTCAGCAATCACCCTCACCGCAAGCCAGAAGATTGACGTAACAACTATCTCACTTCCTGTCGGCGCTGATTCGGTTGACTGGTTTGTTTCAGTCGAAGCGAACTCGGGAACCATGTTATTGGTTGCGAATAATGACGGGACAGGGTTTTCAATCAACTCCCTCCCGCTAACTACCGCAGACGATCCGCCCAAGCTAAACACGACCGGGGAAGAAACGCTCCGCGTGATGTATTCAGATGCGCAAAAAGCGCTCACCTATGCGGACACAACACGAGCCACGCATCTAGACGGTTCCTTTGAGTGGCCGGAAGGTAGTCGCCAATCGACTATCAATCAAGTCAAGACGAAGTACCGTGAGGCGATCTTTGACTTCGGTGAAAAGCCGCTCATTGTAAACGATGAGAAACACCAGGAAGAGACAGGACAGGTTAACACGGCAGAGATAGACCTGATGGCCGTGGATAATCGGAATCAGGCAGTAAGGTTGTGTAATAACTATCTAGCAAAGCTGAGAGACGGAGACTTCTTCTTCAAATGGCGTTCAGCGGGTGAGGCGATCCTGCTGGAGGTTGGAGATGTGGTCTGTCTCTCGGATGACTCAGGCGCGTGGCGCAATGTTCCGGTGAGGATTGAGGAAGTCAGTTATAATTCTCGATTCGAAGTTGCGTTCACCTGTCGACTGTATTCGACCACGCAATTCGATGACACGGTATTGCAGACTGAAGTTCCGTTACCGAGTGCGCTGGTTAATTTCAAATCGGCACCACCGGATATAGCTTTCAATGAGACGGACTTTCCTCCGGATGGCTTAGTGCAATCAACTGATGGGACGGCGGGGATTACTTCGATTCGCGGTGGAGCGATTTTCGGTGACTCAATTTACGCTCAATTTGGGACCGCGAAACTAATTAAGCGAGCTGGTATTACGGTTAGTGAGCAGCCAATGCCAATCACTCCCGATTCGCCCAACTTTGAAATCATAGCCTCTGCCGATGGTCTATATACGGTTGAGCTGGAAGTTTGTAATCAGTGGGGCTGTAATACGACTAAGCCAACGGCATCAATCGTCATCGGGTTTGGATCGTTGTTCGGATTAGCAACGGAGGATGGATTCTTACTTTTGACTGAATCCTCAGATGTCATAGAAGTGGAGCACTGATGGCCAATACGAAAATAAGTGCATTGACAGCAGATACCGCGCCAACTGCGGATGATCTGGTTGTGACTGTGAACGATCCGGGCGGGACGCCTGCAACTCGCAAGGTAACGATTACTAACTTTACTAAAGCCATCCCGGCACTAATTGGTGATTCGGGGTCAGGCGGGACAAAGGGATTAGCACCCGCACCAGCGGCCGGGGACGCGGCAGCAAATAAGTTTCTTCATGCAGACGGCACTTATAAGACACCCGCAGGCTCCGGTGCTATCGGAGGCACAACGGGCGCAACTGATAACGCTCTATTGCGCGCAGATGGTACGGGCGGTGCAACCCTACAGGCTTCCGCAGTCACCGTTGATGACAATGGAGCAATCACCGTTCCCGAAATTGCCGCACCCTCAACTCCCATAAGTGGCAAGGTGGCAGTTTACGCGAAGAGCGACCACAAGGTTTACCGAAAAGATTCAACTGGCACTGAAACTGAATTAGGCGGGGGTGGCAGTGTAACTCTTAACACTACCACGAATCGTATTCCGCAGAAGACCAACTCAACAACCCTTGATGATTCTTACTTACAGCACAACTCGGGCAGCACGAGGACGGAATCATTGCAGCATTTCGTGTTGGATACATCGAAGATCTTGGGGTATGGAGATGCGGCGCTGGCCCGTAAAAACGTTGGCGTCATCAGGGTTGTAAGTGATACTTCGTTTTCGCCTGCAAGCATTATCTCTGAAACCAACGCCTTTGCGTTCCCTGGTGGAGTGCCCTCACCCTGGGCGTCATCGGGCATGAATTTCCGTTATGTAATGACGGGAAATACAACCATTGGCAATCCGGGTGGTGGCGCAACCGATGGCTATATATTTACTGCCATGATTGTGCAGAGTGCGGGCGGCGGAAATACAGTTACATGGAGTAGTGCATTTAAGTTTGCTGCTGGCATCGCGCCAACGCAGACAGTGACAGCCAACGCCGTGGACGTTTACATATTTCTCTACTACAGCAGCGCCGCATATTGCATTGGCATTTTCCAAGACGTGAAGTAGATCTAAATCAAAGCGGCCAGCAACTCTAAGATTTGAGTTACAATGAAGCACTGAAAGGACAATCCCCTATGGCTCAAATCAACGTCGGAGCTGGCCAGAATCCGCAAACAGTTGTCGATACATGCCCATCAGGCTCAATTCTCGCTCTTGAGGCAGGGGCAACGTTCCTTGGCCCGATTATTCTGCCGCCTGACAAACCGCTCACGGTGCAGAGCTCGAGATTATCCGAACTTGCACCTGACAAACGTGTCTCACCTGACGATGCGGGGAAGATGCCGAAGTTGATTGCTCCAGTGGGTGACAGAGCGATTAAGACCGCTTCTCGAGCTCGGGAGATTAAGCTGCTCGGTCTGGAAGTGACGCACGATCCTCTCAGTGACATTCACACATTGCTCGCATTAGGCGATGGAGATCAAACTGTCCTCGAAGACATTCCGCACACGCTAACCTTGGATCGAATGTTCATTCACGGCCACGCGGATCGGCCCAGCGTCCGCGGCGTCGCGTTGAACTCGGCAAGCACCGACATCCTGAACACTTACATCTCAGATATCCACAGTGCAGACGTAGACAGCCAAGCGGTCTGTGGTTGGGCAGGACCGGGACCGTACAGGATTCTCAATGGATACTTTGAAGCAGCCGGGGAAAACATCATGTTCGGCGGGGCAGATCCAAAGATCGCAGGATTGATTCCATCCGATATCGAGATCCGCCGCTCGCATTGTTTCAAACCACTTAGTTGGAAAGTTGGACATCCGACTTACGCAGGAAGAGACTGGTCCATTAAGAATCTTTTTGAGACGAAGAATCTACGCCGGGCCATAGTTGAAGGAAACATCTTTGAGAACAACTGGACCGACTCGCAGGCAGGCTCCGGCATCGTCATCAAGTGCAACAATCAGGACTCGACTGCGCCGTGGTCGGTGACGGAGGACTTGCTCTTTCAGTACAACACGGTGATTTCAGAAGCCGGACTGAACATGCTGATGATTGAGAATTTGCCAAAGGTAAGCGCCATCGGCAAACGAAACTACTTTCGTCATAACCTGTGGATTGTTGATCGTCGGCCATTCCAAGGCCCAAACAGCGGGGAAGATATACAGATTGAACATAACACCTGGATTATCAAATTCGGCCAAGTGTTCGAAATGTACGGCGCACCCACTGTTAACCTGAAGTTCAACAATAACCTTGGCTGGAAAGCTGAGTACGGCATCAGAAGTGACGCCGGGGAAGGAACCGCGGCATTTGAGAAATACGCAATTGGATGGCAAGCGGTCGGGAGTGTGATCGCGGGGGCGGATGCGGCACGTTATCCATTAGGCAACTTCTTCCCGGCAACAATGGCAGAGGTCAAGTTAGGCGCGGATTACAAACTCGCCGCTGATTCGCCGTACAAAGGGAAAGCGACTGACGGTACCGACCCCGGCTGCGACATGGATGCAATGCTCGCAGCGCAGGCTGGAAATGTGGTCAGCGTGCCGCCAACTACGCCGACTGAACCTCCAGTGAATTCGATTCCGATTGTGACTGTTACTTCGCCTACTAATGGCGCAACAGTCTCAGGAACAATCACTGTAACCGCCACTGTTACAAATTCTGAAGTTGGAGACGTTTATCTCATGGTTGACGATCTCACTTCAGGACATGTGACGGCCGCACCTTACGAGTTCAAGTTAGATACGGTGAAGCTCAGCGACGGTAATCACTCCCTCTGGGTGCGGGCGTGGAATAAGACCGGACAGGCGGGAGATTCAGCCCGTATCACAGTTACAGTAAAGAACGCTGTAGTCGTTGTCCCTGAGACGCGCAAAGTAGCATTCCCATCAGGAGAAGCTAAACAGAATGCGATTCTTGATGCTCAGTGGAAAGATCGCTATCGCATGAAGCGGCATTTGAGTGGATCGTGGGCGGAGTTTGAGAAGGTGCCGGAATAGTAAAGGGAGCACGGAACTATCCTGTCCGCACTCCCCATGTTAATGAGAACCAAGTTATGAGCTTGGCTTCGATTTCAAGTCGAAGTTCTCAAGTTGCCGTGCGAGAGACTAACAAGCGGTTGTCACTGAACTAGCTCTAAGGTGTGAACGTCCTGCCGCTAGACGACGGGCGCATAAAAGATTTAATGGAGCGCCCGATTGGATTCGAACCAACGCTTTCACAGATTGTCCAATGAACGGTAGATTTAGCCTTCCACGTTTTATGCTTTAGCTTTTCTGGAATAGCCTGACTCTCAATTGGTGGCCGAACACCGTCAGTCTGATTCTCAGTCTCAGCTTGCCAGAATTGGTACGGGGCCACCTGTTACGAGTGCCGAGCAACTTTCGTGAATCGCTCGGGGATTTCGGCATCCGGCCCCGCATAAAATTAAGAAACCAAAAAATCCAACAACGCCGATCCCACATCCTGCTTTGGGGCGTCGGCCATGTTCGCCGCCTCGCGCGCCACCTTAACAGCGCGGTACAGTTTCTCAACCCGTTCAAGAATCAGCTTTTTACGCGGAACGGGAAGTGCGCCGGAAAGTTTGACCTCATCCCAAAAGCCTACTAGCACATCCTTCGTAATAAGTTGCGTTTGCGCGGGGTGCTTGTCGGTCGCGGGATAAAGGACAATTGGCTCTGATACCTTTTGAGTGCGATGGGTTGTAATCTGCCCTGACTTATATAGCGATGTATTTACATCAACAACCCAATCTTCAGATTCGTCCAGCACGGGAAGATGCGTGATGAACGTGCGAATGTCCTCAACCCGCTTCTCTAGCCACAGAATAAACGTAGCGGGCGCGTCCTTCACTACCACGTTACCATCGATTACGATGTCGGCTTTAGCAACTTGGTTTGCAAAGTCCTTGGTGGCTGTTACGTCGATTAACTCTTTTTGTGATTCAAGATCGCGTCTGATTGCATCTTCAGCGTTGATCTGAACGCGCTGGCGCTGGGGTGCGTAGACCTCAGATTGCTCATTGATTGGCCTGTACTCCTTGGTAAATCCATTGAATAGCGTTGGCTTCTGCGCGGCGTGGTACAGTTCGGCGGCAGACTTGTGGACGCGATCCTTGATTCCCTTTTCAATTGCCAAGATTTGATTTAGCTTGGCGGTTCCGTTTTGGTCTGGCATTAGTCTTCTCCTGAGTCTCAGATTTATCCCAGCCCGTTCGTTTGCATTTAGGGCAAACCTTGGGCGGTTTTAAGGTTCGCGGATACCACTCATGCAGGCAACTTGAATAGCCGCACCGCAGAGGCGTAATTGTTATCATCCGCATATACCTATACGTATAATCTAACTGCTCGGGCAAGTCAAGTCCAATCTTCACGGGCGGAATTTCGTGACTAATTCGTGAGAATTCATTTATACTCCCCTCTGTGAACTTCTCTCGGAAACCTTTCTTCGACAACTACCGCAAAGCCTTCGGTGCGCTCAACCAGCAACAAGTGGATGGGCTAGAATTCCTACTTGGCAAAATTGAGAACGATCCTGAGTGGAAGTTGGTCGAAGAGATCGCGTATGTGCTGGCAACTGTCAAACATGAAACCGCCAGCACGTTCCAGCCAATAGAAGAATACCGCGCTCGCAAAGGTTCAAAGGCTCGGGCAAACCAAGATCGTTATTGGGAACCGTACCGGGGCAGAGGCTACCTCCAAATAACGTGGAAGCGCAATTATGAGAAGTTTGGCATTGCCGATCATCCCGAGAAAGCACTGGAGCCCGAGACTGCATATCGCATTCTCTCCGAAGGAATGCGCAAAGGGACTTTCACCGGGAAGAAACTAAGCGACTTCATCAGCGAAGAGCAGATCGACTACTACGAAGCCCGCACTATAGTCAACGGACACGACAAAGCATTAGCAATTGCTGACCTCGCAGAAGCTTTTGAGACGATCCTGCGAGCGGCTGAGACTAAAGAGAAGGAAACCCCCGCGCTACCAGATCTACCACCACCCCCAAAGGTCTTGCCGGATTCCACCACGCCTCCCACTGCGACCATTCCTGCTATTCCTCCCCTGCCCGCAAACGTGCCCGCATGGGCAAAGAAGATCGTTGGCTGGGGCGCGGGTCTCAACTTTGGCGGGCTGGGAATTAGTTTCGCATTCTTACGTGATAATCCGAACGCATTAGCCGCTGTTTTGAACATTGCCAAGTGGGGCTTGATTGCGCTCGGTGGAGTGGTGTTGCTGATCGTCATCGGAGTGTTCATCAAGGCCATGTGGAACGCAAAGCTAGCAAACGATTTGAACATGGTGCGATTAAAGAACTACGCTGACAGAGACACGCACGACGTTGATTTCAGTGGCTGGAAAACTGCGCCGGATAAGGCCGAGGTGAAGCTTTGAATCACCTGATAAATTCCGTGCTGAATAAAATCCCGTCATCCGTGAAGGTGATCGGCGGGCTCGCCATAGTTGTGATTTTCGTTTTCTTCCTCTGGTACAAGGGGACGCAGTTATGGAACGGAATCGGCAACTGGTTATTCCATCGACAGATCAACGCTGAGCGAGTCAAGGTACAGCAGGAGTTGGACCAAGCGGCTGAGCAGAAGAAGACGCTGGAACTCACGATGCGTGAATTCGCTGCCGCCAAGGCTGAGCTTGAGATGGTGAAAGCTGAAAAGGATCGACTGGAGAAAATCTTCAATGATCAATCTCGGACGGCAGCGGAAAAGGTCGCGATCTTCAAAGCTGCGGTGGCGGATGATCCAAAAGTAACACCTACTGATAACATTACGATCTCAGACCTGTGCCTTAGAGCGCGAGCGGCTAACGCTTCTGCGGCAACGATAACTGCTCTTTGTGGCCAGTGAAACATAGTACTATAAGTAGCCATCGGAACTGACAAATGCCACCCCTAGCGATTAGTTTTCCTTTTCGAGAGATGCTCGTGGTTGCTTCCCTGGTAGCGACTTATGCCGCCTGCGTCGGATGGCTCTGGTGGAGACTCACAGAGTCGCACGATACGCGCAGAAACGATAAACAGCCTAAATGAAAAGCCATGCTTCCTAAATCTTTGATTCGACTAATCGGCTTGCTGTGTATGGCAGCGCTCCTGTCCGCGCCTGTGAGCGCACAAAGACTGAGGCCAGTGCTGCCAGTCCAGCAAGCCCAGCCTTGCCCGGATAACGACACCTCGGAACGCTGCCGGCTACAACGCGCAGTCAGTGCGGCGATTGACGAGATTGGGAACCTAAAGAAGCAACTCAAGGCGGCATCCGAGGCGATTGAAGCTCAGCAGAAGGCTATTGAGGCCGCGAACCAGGCGATTGCGGCCGGCTCCAAAGAGCGTGAAGCTTATGAGAAGACAATCCTGACTGCGGAGAAGGTGATCGCGCAACAACAACAGCTTCTCGCCACTTATGAACGTGCGATCGCTACACTGCAAACGATGGTTGATATGGCGATGAAGAGGATTGACATGTTAGAGCGCAAAATCGACCGCGCCAACGGCAGGGCAGTAATTCTCGGGGCAATTCTCACGGTTGCTGGTATAGTAGCGGCGGTGATTAAGTAGTAATCATGTACCATCGCATCGAAACTGAAGGCTCGTTATATAAACTTCTAACCGATTGGCTCGAAGCCTATCGCGAGCGCACAAAGTTATGGTCTAATGAATCAGTCTTACAATCAATCAACGACCTCAGCAGAAAGGTAGATTTAATGAGCAGCAATCTGGATCGAATTGAAAAGGAAGCAGCGGACGCGGCGGAGAATGTGGGGCTAGTCCGAACCGCAATGGAGAAATTGCAGGCGACCTCAGAGGCAATGCAGGCCGAAATCGCAAGTCTCAAAGAGCAAGTCGCACAAGGTCAATTAGATCAGGCACGTCTTGACGCCGCGGCAGCCACCTTCGAGAAAGCGGACGACGATATTGATGCCATCGTGTTGCCGGGAACGCCGCCACCGTCACCCGAAGGCTAACGAATTCGCAGCGCTCATCAGGCTGCCTGTTTACTCTCCGTTTGCAGACCGGGGCAGTTTGCAAATCGGCACTGAGGGGCGCTGCGGAAACTTAAATGGATGACATGGATTACGAAGGACTAAGAAGAGACCTGTGGGATATGGCGGTAAGGGCGCGTCTCGCAAGTGGCTTGGGCGATCGTCGCTGGAGGATGGCCGCTATCGCATTCAGCGAAGACTGTATAGATTTCTTTTTCGAGTTAAGCTACAAACATCTTCAAGAGTAAATGTTCGCTTACTCCATCTTCCTGCTCTGTCTCGGCATAGGATTCATTGTTGTGCTGAGTGTTAGTCGCGCGAGTGGTCGCGGCCGTCTCTTTACGAGTGGCGTAGGCGGGCTTAAGTTGAAAGACTGGCTAATCAAAGCATGGATAACGTTCTGGTACTGGATTGTAACGCTGAGAGACTGGATACGCGGGCTGCTTGGAAAGCCGCGATTGTAAGCCTTTAACGACAAAAGCTGAATCCCCTTTATGTTTGACACGAGCATCTTCAACGCTGTCGCCAACTCGGTAATGATCCTTGGTGGCATGGTGATCATCTATGGCATCTTCCAGATTCGCAAATTAATCATGCAGAACAGAGAGATGTCAGAGCGGCTCGAGCAGTTCCTGGCGCCGAAGGTTGGCATTGAAGGCTTCCTGAATATGTGCGCTCAAGTAGTCGAGTGCGATCCTGATGGTACGTGCGTCGTGGCAGATAAAAACGGTGAGATTGTCATGGTCAACCGCCGCTTCGAAGAAATGTCTGGCTATCATCGAAGTGAGTTGGTTGGAAAGCCTGTCGAGATCATGGTGCCGGATAAGTACAAGGCGATTCATCCTAGCCACAGGGAAAGCTACTTGGTCAGTTCGTCAAATCGCCCGATGCGCGGATTATCGTTTAGGCATAAGCGCGGAAGAGAGATCAACGCCGGGATCTGGCTAGGTCACTTCAGCGATCCTAACGATGGTTATACGATTGTAAAGATGCGATCTACCGATGGAGAGGTGTTAAAATCCAGTGACACGCACAAGTGTATTGCGGAATGAACTGGCCGCAACTACTCCAGAGCGTCGTCACGGCGCTGGTAATTGCAGGCATCTTTGCGGTCTTCAAACTGTTTCGTGATATTGATCGGTTACAGACCAAGACTGAGCCGTTGCTCGAATGGTGGAAGAAAACGTCACTAGATGCGTTAAAGCTTGCAACTAACCCGACATCCGAACGACTGACTGAGTTGGCCGACAAGTATATTGCAAGCGTCACCGGAAGTGGTCAGATCTCAGTGGCCGAAAAGCAGGAGTTGATTGACGGGTTACGCTATGTCATGGAAGATAAAAGCCAGGTCGCGGGCAAGCGTCAATCAGCTTCAGTATCGTTGAGATTCATTGAGTCGCGCGAGAATTTACCGATGAGGCGAGGAGCATCGCGGTAAGCCGCAATCAAATTACCACTCCCCCGTGATACTAACGCAGTCAACCGGGGAGAAAGTGCGATGCGTGAAGTAGGTCACGATTTAGATTGGAGAACACAAATGGCAGACAAGAGACACGAAGATGACGAGCCGAAACCTAAGCAGCCGCTACCCGATCGGCCCGATCCAAGTAAGCCGCCTGTAAAGCCTGAAGGTGATATCGATAATCCAGGCCGCCAAGATCCACCGCCAACTCCACCTCATCCCTAAAAGAAAGGATACCTAACCCCATGCTAGCTGAGCGCGTTGATCAGAGACTTGATAGAGTCTGGATGGTGGCTCACTGGAAATGGGAACTGGACCCGAGTACGCCGTGGTATCGGAAGTTTTTTTTCAAGTATATCTTTCGTTTGTTTATTCACTTCTCCTGGAACATAATGAAGATCCCTTGCCCGAAGGGGATCGAAGTGAATGGTAAAAAGCAGACAATCTTCTGGTTTGAAAACGGCGGTTTCTTCTCAAGTGAAGACCAAGCAGACCTAGCATGTATTAATGAGTGGCACGGATATAAAGACGTACCACTTGATCGATGCTTCCCGGTAGAGTCGGCACAATATAACTCACTCGTATTTCCTCGGCAGAAGAATCCACGTCAACATCGCAAGGTGCCCACGTTCAACCTCGTCATCAAAGACCGAACGGTTGACGAGCGCCGCGACAAACAATGGGCCGAATTCCTTGCAACTATGAACCAGGTACTGGATCGATGAGATGCAGCAAGACACCTCAGTTTCCCCTCACGTTCTGTTACTGCTCTCAAATGCGGTTACAGCACTCCTTACAGTCGTTACAACCATAGCCACGCTGCGCTTTAAGGGACGGCGCGAGCCCGTTGAGTTGGACCGTGTTCGCGCAGAAACCAAAAGCATTCACGTCACCGCAGAGTCTGCTGAAATAAACCTTGGACGCGAACTTATGCGGGAAATGCAGGCTATCGTTGATAAGGCCGAGACGCGCCGTGATGAGTGGTATCTCAAAGAAGAGCAGATGCGCTCTCAAATCCTATTCTGGCGCAACAAGTCAGAAGAGCTAGACGGGAAGCTTGCCGATGCGCAGGAAATAGTCTGGAAGATGGAAAAGGAAATGGAGAGCTACGAGAATCAGATCCGCACCATGAGCGCCACCCTCACAATTGAGCATAAAAACTACGACAACACCCAGGATAAGAAGCCAGAAGATTATACGCTGCCAGCCAAGCCCGAATAGTCTATCCAATCACCCACACTCCTTTAGCCGCCTTCACCTCACCAGCTAACACGCGTACACGGATTTGATAGAACTCCGCTACTGCTTCAGGCTTGCATCTGCGACATAGGCCATCCTCGTTGAGTTGATCGAGATCACCACAGGCCCAACAGATCCAGCGAGTGTCGTACGTGCCTTCGGTGTAGTTCATAATCTCCTACCGCAACCATCCTTGAATCGCAATCGTCATCAATAGCAGGATCATGTAAGTCACCACAGCGCCTCGTGATGAGAAGCGGTAGAGTCGCACGATGATCAACGCAAGAACCGCAGGGAGTAGGCTTAGGAATAGTGCGAATCCGACCCGGTTTAATGGATTGCGATGAAAGACGAGCGCGTAGAGGGTTAGCACGAGCAGGAAAGTTGCGACTGAGCAGAGACTGATTGCCTTCATCGTTTAGCCCGCCTTCTCATTCAGTAGTCGTAACCAAGCGTATGCCGCGACTCACGTTTGGCACTTTCGTAATCTTGCCGGCATCCTCAAGCACACCGAGCACCTGATGAACGCTGGCTGGGGACTTCATTTGGAACTGCCGGCCAATTTCGGCAATGGTAGGGGCAGCGCCTCCAGATCCTATGATGTAGTTCTTTATGTAATGCAGTATGCGTTCTTGCTTAGGTGTTAGTGGCATCGGTGATTCTCCTTAAGGTCACAACGAAAACGAAATTGGTTCGACGGCTTCTCCCCTGTCAAATGCGGCCATGAATTCGACCGCAATCAAGGGAGTCATGTAGGCACTGAAGCCGATGGTTAGAAAGAAACTATCAACATCTACTTTATCTGTGCTGAACGCTCTACGCAGTGCCAGCGCAATAGGGCACGAACTACAGACGCCTCGACGCCCTTTCTGAATGTCTTCCCGTGTTACGTTAATCTCTTTAGCCATCTGCTTCTTTCAGAGAGAAAAATAGGAGCAGGGAGCGAGCATTGGCGAGAAACAAGGAACCAACCAACGATCCCGCTCTCCGCCCCACTCAAAGACGGCCCGTCTTGAGTTGTCCTTGAACCCATGCCAATACTCTGCTGTAACGTTCTTCAGGTGAGATGGGAACCCATACTTTCGGCTTCTCTGCGGGCCATCTGTACGGCCCTTCGCACGTGACTAGATCCATTCCGTCAAAAATTACATCGTTCATTTCGACTACTTTCCAAGCGACAAGGCGCGGCATGCCTAACTCCATGCCGATTTCTTCCATCTCGCCATCACCATCTATTTCGTCATCAAAGTGATCAATACCAATCTCAGCAAGTTGACTGCGGGTTTCGGCAACCACATCGCGGCCCTTGTGCTTCGCCAGTGCACCAATTGCGCAGACATCACCTTCGCGGTCAACCATCTTGTGAGCGATCAATCGCTTATCAGGTAGTGCGAGCAAAGCGGCTTCTAATTCGCGGAGTGCGGCCTGTCCAGCCTTGCCTTGTATTGATCGGGTGCAGTTGCCTTGCCATAGACCAAACTGGCCCGGATAATCTTCGTCTTCAGCGTATCCGATTCTCACTTAGGTTTCCTTTCGGGATTTAGAGTCTTGATGTTTTGGAAGCGTGCAGTTCAGGCAATAGGTAAAGCGTCCCGCATCGGTTAACGCCCAACCGCGCACCGTAACAGGGAAGCGTCCGGGTAATGTCTTTTCATAGGGCGCTATATATCCACGTTCTTGCAGCGAGCCAACCGCTTTAGAGCCGCCGATTTGCGCAGGCAGAAGGTTTTGAATCTCAGCCATAAAGATCCAGCCTAACAATTCAAAGTCGCGTTTGGTCAGGTGCTCGCAACCCTCTCCACTCATTTATCGCCCGCCCTCGTCCTTAGCTTATAAACAAAGATTAGAATGCCAAAAATAAGCAGCAATAACAGAGCGTCATCAGCCACGTTTGCCCACGTCATATTAATCATTTCTTACCTCTATTGCCGTTCTTCTTGGCTGACGCTACCGTGACGAGATCCATGCCCGTCTCTTTCTTTACGTAGGCCCTGAGTGCGCGATCGGGCTCACCTCGAATAGAAGCATGATGGGGATGTACCAATGTATGACATGGCGGACATAGCCAAAGCACATCCAACGGCTTGGCGTAATCTGGATGGTGTGCCTCAAGTCGCCCTTCTTTCTGGCATCGCAAGCACTGCCGTGGCCTTACTAAGTCCCCCTTTTTCAGCGCCCGTATGACCGCGTGCCGAGCTCGATGCGCCTCAAGATTAAGGAGTTGATGCACCCTCTGCCGGGATATGCCCATCCGCCTCGCTAGCTCTGACTGCGGCACGTCAGTAGGCAGAGCACGGGGCGGCAGCAATGGTCGCCCGCGCTTTTTGGGCTGATACCTGGCCAGCTCTGCCTCCGAGACGAGCAGGAGTCCGTATTTATTTTGCGCCTTCAGTGCCCCGTTGCGAATCGCCGCATAAAGAGTGGCGGGGACTTGATTGACGCGCTTCGCCGCTTCTGGAACCGTAATCATCATATTAGATTGACATCCTAGAACATTTCCCCATCACACGCAACATTTATTTTCCAATGTAAAGAAAATGTTGACAGGGCTGTTAATTGTGTTATTCTTCTTCCCGTGGGGCGCTTCCCAAGGGCAGAGCGAGAGACAGCATGGGGAACTGTCAAAGTAGTGGATTCCAGGCATTCGGGATTCGCCGCGCTGCCCCTCGGGAGGCGGTTAAAAGAGAATGATTGGGAGGATGATAGATGGGCAAGAAATATCCCGTAGTGGTTATTGAGCACCTAGACGACATCGAGCGCGAGTTTGAGCTTGTCTATGCTTGGGGGAAAGACGATGGCATGGAACTGGTCAGGCGTTGTCTTGAGCGTGGCGAGCGAATAGAGGCTCACGTGACGACCATGACAGAAAAGCAGTATGACTCCCTGCCTGACTATACGGGCGAATGTTAACAGCCCGCACGGGAGGAAGCGATGACGCTCTACGAACTAGACGACATTGAGAAAGGAACCGAGATGGAAAAAGTACTTACAAAATCTGAATTGAGAGCGCAGCTAGAAGCCGGGCTTTCCAAACCGCTGTCACAAAAGCAGATTGAGAGCATCTATCGCTTTTGCTTAACATCCGTGAATGCGGCCCACATGCCCGAGTTGATCGAGATTCTCACCGACGAGAAGTACGGGTATCTGGATATGGAACTACTGGATATAACGCTGATTAAATGACGGAACTGAATCACCATGAACGCTAAAGAAACATACAACGCAATTCAAACCGGAAACAGGGCGGATACTCAAGAGGCTCTGCTCCAGTTACTTGGCATGGTGCAGGAGTTGAGCACGGCAACACTTGAACTGGCCTATACGGTTGAGAAGCTGACCGGGAAAGACCCGCTCACGTCCAGACCGCGATTGTGGATGAGTGAGTTTCTGGAGTTGCCACAGCGACAAGTTAAGAGGGAAACCAATGCAGAAACCATCGAGCGGCATTAGATTCAAAGAGTTCACAGTGAACGTAACCCTAAAGATTAACCAAGGCTCATTCGGGATCAAGTATGAGCGGCAGGGTCAGTTCAGGTTTTGTGCTCTCAATGAACGCGATGCTGTGGCCCATGCTGGCTACCTCGTAAAAGGCGCTAAGCGCACGATAGATACAACCCGAATGGTGGAGATCGTTGGGAGTGTAAGCGTTTAGGAGATCTCCGCGTGGACGTTCCCGAAACAACCAAGAGATACAGAAAGCACCCGGTTGGCTGGTTGTCACCGCAGGGCGATTATTACCCTTGCGCAACAGCGGCTCAGCACTATGAACTTGCATACGCACTGCTCAATAAGTTTCACCCTCGCATCGCACGAAATGTGCAAACTTCATTTAGGGCGCGAGAGGACGATGCGTTGCAAGATCGCGGATGGATTCGGGTTGGTGCAATGATGTCCTATAACTTCGGCTTCATTATCTGGAAGAAGCCAACACGAAGACAGGTTGACGTTATTTGGGACTACTGCCGCGCCACTAAGTCGAAGATGCCAGACTTGGAATACGGCTGGAAAGAACAAACCGCATAAGGCTATGAGCGAATACTACAAACCCAACCACGCACAACTGAGCACCGCAGTCAAAGGCGATGATCGTTATCGTCCGGGCCTATCATTGTTTGCAATTATATTAAGAGTCGTGTTGGCGGTCGCGTTTCTAGCATTATGGTTCTTTGTATTTATTGTTGGATTAACAGGAAGGGGGTAGAAGATGGCGGGGCAAACCGAGACAGTACAGGTCATCAAGGCAGCGATCTTTGATGTGATTGATCAGGGACGAAATCAATCTTCTAAGTATCAGAATTGGTGCTTCAGCGATAGCGATAGTGACTACGAATTGCGCGAGCGAGCGGCATTCGCGGATTCGGTTATACGCCGCATCGCAGAACTGAAAAGGTCAGGAGCCTGATTCATCGTGCTGCCGTCAATCCCCGTTGCCAACTTTATGAATCCCGCTCCGCGAAGTAGGGAGTACAAGGCGGTCAATCGAGCGCTCGAACTAAAGCCCAATGTTCATCCGATAGGTGAGTATGAAGGGGAAAAATACTTTAGGGTAAGTGGCCGAGATAACGCGCGATATGTCGTTGTGATATGGCTTGATCCGGGTAGTCAGGAGCCCGTGGCTCAGTGTTCGTGTGAAGCCTTTTACGTTCCGCAAGAGCCAACGCCTTGTTTTCATCTGGCGGCTTGTCTGCTTCACGAAGCCGCAGAAGCAAATCAATGAGCGTCCTAACCCTTCAAAGAGAAGATGCGCTACCAGATCCAAACCTGGATATCCAGTTTCAACCGGAGTGGTCAGCCTTGCGGAGCGGGCGCAGTGGCCGCGAGATACTGGCCTACGCAGTCATCAGCGATTCCAGCAAATTGTACGAAACGGAGATCTTCTTAAGCGACATCAACACAATCTGCTCTTACTGCAACTGTGCAGCTAGTGAGTTAGGGCAAAAGAAATGCAGACACGTCCGCGCCGTGCTCGCTGATGTCCTTGATAGACAACCAGACTTCGGAGAAACGAGATGAGCAGCACAAGAGACGCATTAGTCAATAACGTCTTAGATAAAATGTTCATCAACGGGGCGGGGCAAACGGCAGACCGACTGATTCTCATTCAAGAAGATCATAACGGGAAAGCTAAAATTACCGACGCTCAGGACCTCGGCGGTTGGGGCCGTTTACCGCTTCGGGATCTCCTGCTTGCTGCGTTGCGCCAGCGCGAGTCAGAAGTACGGGCAGAGGAACGGGAGAGGGCGGCGCGGGTGGTAGACCTAAAGGTTGCTGATTACGACGATCGTACAGCGCACGTTCTGCGAGCGGTAGCAGGAGCAATCCGCCGCGACTCTGAGGCGCGGGAAGGGGAGCAATCGAAGTGACAAAGCAGGAGTTCACACATCGGTGTGAAGCCCCTTGGCGTCACGCGGGAACACGTCAGACAGAGGCGCATACCTACCCGTTTAAGATCAACAGTGAATACCGAAGACTATGCCGCGAATGCTGGAAAATCGCAGACAAACAAAGAGGGATTAAGAATCGAGGGAACCGCAATGACAACTAACTATATGGAGGCGCTGGAGCACCAACAAGAGGCGTTGGAGCGTCAGAAACCTGATCCTTTTCTCGCTTTGATCGAGAAGGTGATCGAGAACGACAAAGTTGATGCGGGCAAACTCAAGGTGTTAGTAGACCTCCAAATTCAACTTGAGGATCGTCAGGCAGAGAAGGCGTTTGATGCCGATATGATTGAAGCGCAAGCAGAAGTAAGGGCGTTGTCGTGGGATAAGGTGAACACAGAGCGCAACAGCCGAAATGTGAGCTATCCGAAAATTGACGCTATGCTGCGCCCTATTCGACTGAAGTATGGCTTTACTCAAACATGGGACAGCGAACCGAGCCCGATGGCTGACATGATGGTCGTTTGCTGCGACGTGATCCACCGGAGCGGCCATCGGCGCCGTTATCGTCTACCTATGCCGATCGACAATATGGGACCAAAAGGCGGAAGTGGGGTTATGACTAAACAGCAAGCGGTTGTGAGCGGTTCATCCTATGGTATTCGCAAGCTGGCGTCAATGATTTGGGATATCCCACTTCTCGTAGACAAAGACGACAATGACGGAAATGTCATTAGACCAACCGTTAGCGAGCCCCAGGCGAAGATACTACTCGAGCTGTTAGAGCGGCTACCTGAGGCCAGACGACAGAAAGCATTTGAATACCTCAGTGCCACTTACAAGCAAGAAATAAAAGCAGTAGAAGATATTCCTTCGAGTAGATACAAACACGCTGAAACCACATTAGCTAGAGCACTCAACAGCGAAGGGAAAGAGGAATCAACTCAAAAAGCCACTATCAACGATATTCAGGTCACGACGCTTCAGGAAGTGATCGAAGGCATAGGTAAGAATTGCAAAGCAGAGTTTCTGAAACATTACGACATCAAGAGGATTGGAGATTTGCCCGCCGACAAGTATATCGAGGCGCTGTCTTGGCTTGACAAGAAACGTCGTGGTGATGACGAGAAGTCGCTGAAAGATTCGCATCCCTGGATGAAATAGCAGCAACGGAGGAATCGGAATGCCGCAAGACTCGATAACGCTGAAATGGGGAACATTAAAGGCGTGGACTATTAAAACCCCGGAGGCAAAGGCGCTTCTGGAAAAGTGGGCCAACTTAGGATACAGCTATGGCGCGATGACGCAGCACGACACGCCCGAACAGAAAGAATTGCTTTGTCAGATGATCGACGCTAGCAACGTCGAGACGGTCTACCTTGATTGGGACGGGAAAGAAGTCTCGAAACAGGAAGCCAAAGAATACATTCACAACTACGGCAAAGACCGTTGAGCGAAATGATGGACTGCGGCTGCAAAGAAAACGAAGACGGATTGACGGTTAAGTTTTGCCGTGTCTGTGCCGCGGCACTTCCTCAAACCATAGAAGATGATAGAGGCCGTTTACAACTCAATCCTGACTGGCTACAAGCACGATGTGGATTTGCCACTGGCAGCCGTGCGGCGGACATCACAAAGCTTGTTCAAAAGAAGAAAGAAAAGGGCATCGTTACTGAGTGGAAGCCCTCTGCCGAACGCATGAAGTACATGGATCATGTTCTGGCAGAACGGTTGACAGGTAAGCCGCAAGGGATTCGAAAGATTTATTCCCTTGATGAACGGCGCGACCTCGAGCCCGAAGCCAGGGCATACTATTCCTTTCTGCATAATCAGGAAATAGTAGAAGTCGGCTTTATTCACCATCTGTTCATTGACAAGTTTGGTTGCAGTCCAGACGGGCTCTGCGGCGATAAGGGGATGATCGAGATCAAGAATCTAGACGCCGGCACACACATCAGATTGTTGGAGGGGGATCAATCAGTGGTTGCGGAGTATAAGCCGCAGATTCTTTCTGGCCTATCCTGCACAAATCGCGAGTGGCTGGACTTTGTAAGCTATTGCCCACAGATGCTTGATGAAGATCTCAAGCTTAAGGTCATCAGATTTATCCGCAATGAAGATGAAATCTCCGCGCTGGAGTGCTCGGTAAGACAGTTTCTTGCTGAAGTAGATGGGCGGCTGCGAGCACTTAAGAACAGGGCTTTATCTGGAGCCGCCTTTGAAGATGAGCGATTAACAAAGCAACTTGAGGAATCGATCGAACTTGCCAGAAAGCCGGATGTGGTACACGCGCAAAAAGGGAAGACTATTCAGTTAGTGAAGTGAGGGATTTTATGAGTGAAGACGAAGGCTTAAACAACGAGGCAACAGATTGCGACTGCTTCTTAATTGACGCAAAAACCTGCGCCACGGTGATGGGTTTAGACGAAGAAACATGCCTATGTAAGTGTCACAAAGAACAAAAATGAGAGTTTACCTAGCGAGTCCTAACACGCAGCAACAAGCCGAGCACTGCGCTGGTATGTCTGTGCTACTGTCGTTTGCTCTGTTCAAGCCGTGGGTCTGGCAATACCAGCCAACGTTTGATCGGGTATTGGTTGACTGTGGCGCGTTCACGGTCTATCAGGGCGGGCGGGAGATTGACCGTAGCGCTTATCGAGAGTTTGGGGCATTGTGGCTAGACCATGCTGACGCTATTGCGGGGATTGATGATATCCAGGGCGACTTCAGAAAGAGCATGGCGAACTACCAAGCCATCCCCTTTACATTTCCAACCTGGCATGACACCGATCCGCCGGAAGCGCTGGACGAACTGATAGCGATGGCTCAAGAAAGGAATCGCTGGCTAGGGATCGGATTGCTGCCGCCACGTCACGGCAAAGAGCGAATACTCCGCGCTGCATTGGATCGAATTCCAGACGACATTCATGTTCATGGTTGGGCACTGCGGGCCTACACGCATCTGCGCCGCATCGACTCGGTTGACTCCACAAACTGGTGGCGCGATGCGATGAAGGTCCGGCAAAAACTCAACTGGCTCACTTACGGTGAATGCCTGGGATTAATGGTCAAAAAGTATCAGCGTTGGGGGCGGGTAATCCATGTAGAAATATCTCAGAACATTTTGTTTGGAGAAACAGATGAAAGTGAAACACGAGTTGACGATCAAGGCGAGATGTCCGGCAAACGGCGCGAAGGACAAATATCTCTGTGTAGTTGAGACTGCGCAGTTAATTGAAGTCGAGCGAATCCTGCAAGCGGCACACGCCTTTCGTAGAGTGCGGATATTTCAAGAGGATCTATGCGCGCGATTGGCTAAAGCCATCGGCGGCGATGCGCTGATAACTCTTACGGGCACCCATTCAGGCGTTAAAACCACAGTAATATGCTACGCCTACGAAGCATGACCAGCTTATGCTCTTTATCCACCACCACGGAGACAGCGAGCGAGAAGAAGCGCCGCCAGCAAACATCAGGCGGATTGCTTACCGGGTCGCTGAAAGAGGCGGTCAAGCCGTGGCAAACAAAAGAGGCTTTGTAAGCGCCAGAAACGCGATCATGGAAAACCTTAGATCCACACCAAATGATTGTAGTCCTGACCATTGGGAGTTTGTTATTGAGGACACTGACCTATGACAAAACCAGCATTTAACCGTGATGGCATACTTTCACCGGCTGAGCGCGTTGCGAGTGCGCGAAAGTGCCTGGATTTGCTATTGCCGGAAGTCGATAGCATGGGCGACACAGAGGCGCAGTTCGTCACGGAAATGGGAAACAAGATTAACCGTTGGGGCGTGACCGAGCGCCAACTTGCATGGCTCCGTGACCTTCTGGGGAAGTATGCACAATAGCCGAGGATTCAGATTTATGAGCAAGCCAGGGAATCACGAAGATCGAGGCTTACAACGAATTCTCAGGAGCGGATTACGTGTTGTGGTTTGCGATCTATGTGGGCGAAGAAATCACTTGGAGAGTAAATGGAAAATATGTAGTGGAGGTGGTTTATGGCAAGCAGTGTTGAGGAATGGCGGGCCGATTTAATTGCCGCAGGATGGGTTGCAGAAAACTCTACGAACTGGCGGGCTCCTGATGGCTCGTTGCATCGCGGTCCTTACGGAGCATGGCGAAAGCTTCAAATACAGCAAGCGACGGACAGAGGCGATCCGTGGTGCGATGGCTGCGAATCGTTTCATCAACCTGTCTGTGAAAATGTCTCATCATTGCCGTTTCCGAAACTCAAGTGGGATGTGATCAATGGTGCGGCCAGGATCGCGCTCGGAAAGATTGAGCGCGGAGACGACGTGGTAGATGTGCTCGCTGAAACGCTTGAAGCAATATACGAAGCTGGCTACGAAGCGGGAGCTAGGGCCAAGCAAGATTAGTGAACAAACTAAACGGAGAAAAACAATGAGAAGTCCAGTAACAGCAATGGTAACTCAATTTTAGAGTCTTTCGGAAGTTGAGCAGAAAGTATTTCTTTGCGGCAACATCAAGGATCATCCCGATCACGACCGCGCGTACTTGCAATCACATGATTTTGAAGGCCCAAAGCCTGGCTGGACCGTGAAGAAGCCGCCCAAGGAGAGACGCATGCACCTGTGCCCTGACTGTGAAGATGATTGCGACTGTGACGGAGAGGATCTGTTCCATGATACTGCGCCGGCAGATTGTAGCCACGATTGCGAGCTCGAGACCTATGACGAAGATCTCTACGTTGATGACGATTATTACGATGACTAAGGGAGCCTAAATGAGCACTTCACTTGAAAATGAAGATCTCCGCGGTCGGTGGTTCGGTCCGGACTTCTGCCCGCACATCGGCAATCCGGTTATTGATGGCTGCTACTTTTGCGGACGTGCTATCCCAAATCCCGCAGATGGCCAACACAATCACACGATGTATGAGAAGAAAGGTTTCAAAGGCGCGGCACAGGATAAGTATAGCTGCGTCTGTGATTCATGCTGAGACGACAACGCCTCTCCCGGTTAAGGAAGAGGCGCAAGCCGTGTTCAATTTGCAGATCGGCTCGGATCGCAGTGGTGGAACCTTACCACAAATAAAAAACATTGACAACTAGCACAACAGAGAATAAATTCAGGGCGTTCAATTTGGAGGTTGGCCTTCCACACGGAAGCCTTCCTGCAAATTCCACAATCTGACGATATTTACCGAAGTACAAAGGATCGTCCGTGCCCGTGGACACTTTCAACGTAACCAGTGGTTCATCCCCTGCTGACGAATCTGCGTCAAGCCAGACTGTAGGCGGGAGCAACCGGAGATACAGCCGTAGGAATTGCCCTGGTGTCGTCGCATTGTGCCTGGAGCCGAGAGCGCGTCATCCGCGCGATCGGGGCGAGAGCCAACAGCACGTAAATCACAGGCCGTATCAGCTAAGGTAAACGCCCCTCGGTGAGTCGAGGCAAGCGGCTGATAAACCCTCTCCGGGATAAAAACACGCGGAACGCTCAGAACTCAGTGGCGACACGCTTGTAAATCTACCCTTTTGCGGTGGATTTACTGCGCCCACTTGAATCTAGTAACGACATGAAACAGAGAGTCAACCTTGAAACCCTTCAGATGCGGCAAGCAAAGATGTGTAAGAAGCCAACGCGTTCTGAATCTAGGTTTATGGACCGTCTAAAAGAACACGGCATCTCATTCGGATTTCAGGTGATTATATCTCCTTATATTGTTGATTTCTTGATTCTGAAAAGGAACTTGATAATAGAAATTGACGGCAGTTCTCACGAGAAGCGCAAAGCGTATGATAATTGCCGAACGCTATGCTTAGAGCAGCACGGATTTAGCGTGATCAGAGTCAAAAACTGTGACGTGCTGACTTGGCCGTTGCAAATAATCAACACCTATCCGATGGCACCAAACAGGCCAATTAGTGACTTTGTGGGCCAATTTTACGAACACGGCGTAACTCCGATAACCATACGAACAAAGCCTTTTCGGCGGCGGAAGAATAAAAAGAAAAAGCGCGGGGGATATTCAACGTTACTGGCAGATCTTCATAGAAAGTGGATGTCCATTTAGGAGCATTTTATATGGCGAGAACTTACGTATCAAGTGATTACGCTGGACTCACAGCTAAGAACTTAGATTGCTATTACGGTTACGAACAAACAACCGAGGACGGCGAATGGTGCTTTTCTGCAAGAGTTGGGGAGACGGAGATTCTGAGAATTCCACAATCGCAGTTGAAGGCTGAGGATAAGTTCGACTGCGCGAGTTGCTTACTTGCGGGAATCGGCATGCTATTCGATAAGTACGGAGTCAAGTGACTGTACGCATGTCTGCGATGAAGAAGGAGAAACGAAATGCCTGACTTAGTTTGCACAGAATGTCCTCACATCTTCACCGAGGCCGAATTGGCCGCAGAAGACAAAGCCCGGTGGGGTCATCCCTGCCACGCCAACGTAACAGACAGATTTGGGCCAAAACCAACAGCTTGCGAGTCATTCAGGAAGCCGCTGGAAGAAGAAACCGAACAAGAGAAGCATTTGCGGAGGCGTCGTGCCTTTATGCCTGACTACGATAAGGCGCTGGAGGAATGGCTGTCATGACCACTGATGAAACGCAAAGTCAGATTGAGGCGTTGCGGTCTGCTCTTGTTGGGTTGGCCCGCTTCGTCGGTGGCGATCCCTGTTGGTGCCAATGTGACGGAGGTGAATATTCGGAGGCGTGTCGCATCGCGTTCAATCTCCCGCTCTGGCGTTCGCCCTCTGGCGTTGTGTTGCCGTGGAAAGACCCTGAAGTAGTCACGCCACACACAAAAGGGGAGGTCAATGACTGATTCCCCTGAACGCTCATCACTTCAAATACTAGCAACTAGTTTGCAGAAGGCTTTGAACGCGCTCAAGAAAACCATGGCCCAAGAGCACGGCCCAAAGCGCGATAAGAAGATCCTGCGCATCATTACTGAAATCGAACTCGTTAATGATGAGGTAATGAGAAACGGACTGAGCTTTACGAACAACTATATAGCGAAGTTAAAGACTGGATCGGGGCCAAGGACGCCAAGCCAGAACGTTAACAGTGCGCCTAAAGTTGAAACGCCATTCCAGCAGTTAATGAAACATCACGCTAACAACATCGTCGGCCCAATTCCCGATCCAGGTGCTCAAGGCCAAGCAATCAAGTGGATACTGGAATCCTTTACGCCTGAACTGGCAATTAAGAAATACAATTCACAGGTTGAGCAAGCAAACGGCAACTGGCGTGTAAGCTGGTTAACGGTCAAGAGAGATATCGGGAGGATACAGCCGAATGCAGTCAGACCAATGGACGCAACAGATCGGAACGCCGAAAGACTTAACGGAAACCTCTCGCTTATCGAGGACTTACGCCGCAACGCTGGGTGAGATAATCACCAAGTCAAATATCGGCCGGCAACAACTGGAGCCCGAACAGACAGCGAAGGCGATCGGTGTTTTCTATGAGGTTCTTTTCGGCTACGTGCCTGAGCAAAGATTGAAT